AATGGCAGCAATAAATTTTCCAGCAGATCCTAATAACGGTGATACATTTACAAGCGGAACAACTACCTGGCAATGGAACGGCACTGTATGGTCTATTATAGGTGGCTCGGGTGCAGTTGTTGTGCCTAATTCATTTGGTGTAATCACAGTAGCAGGACAAGATAATATTACCGCTGGAACAGCATCTGATAGTTTAAATTTAGTTGCAGGTGCAAATACTACAATAACAACTGATGCAGGATTAAATCAAATTACATTAACCGCAACAGGCGGTGGAGGAGGTGGCGGCGAGGCTAATCAAAATGCTTTTTCCAATATTGCAGTTTCAGGACAGACAACGATTGCAGCTGATACTACTACTGATACACTAACACTTGTTGCAGGAAGTAATATAACTCTTACAACAAATGCAGATAATGATAGTGTAACAATTACCAGTACAGCAAGTGGAGGATCAAGTACATTTAACAGTCTGACAGATGTACAGACTTCGCAAATACAAATTCACGACATATATGAACATGCATCAGCAACCTATAGAGTGGACAATGTAGGCACTACAGCATACACCTTTAATAGCCATTACTCTGGAAACAATCCAACAATCTATGTGCTATCTGGTACAACAGTTGCATTTGATTTAGACGAGATAGCAGGCCATCCTTTTGAATTACAGGATAATACTCTTACTGCTCTTACAACCAATCTAGTTCATGTAGCAAATGACGGCACAGTTAGCACAAACAGCAGTGCTCAAGGAAAAAGCAGCGGCATGCTATACTGGCGTATACCTGAAAGTATTACCAATAATACAAATTACACTTACCAGTGCCAATCACATGCAAGTATGTTTGGTACAATCACAATTAAAAGACTTGCAAATATTTAAGACTTAGATAGTTTATCTAATTCATGTCTTATTTCACTTAGTTCTTTTACATGTTCTCTAATTATATTGGGTTGAATTTTTCCAGGGTTAAATGAGGAATGCACTTCGTCTATCATTTTTGCTTTGAATTGGAATTCATCAAAAAGTTTTTTATAGTAAACTTTTCGTTCTGAATTGTTTATATTTTCGATTGCTTGCGCAAAAATTTTACAATCTTTTAAATATTTAGATGAACTAGTAATTTTCATCAATAGTTTTCCTTTTTTATAACAATAAATTTATCATTTTCATAATGTCCGTTGTTTGTTTCGCTTAACCCGCCATTAGCAGATATACATTCTATACTACATGGAACTAGAGGTTTGGCTGTAAAAACTGATCCTTCTTGTGCATTGTTTTGATATATTTGCCCGTCACTAGTATCTATCCATCTAAAGATAAAAGATCCTGAATTTACAAACCATGTTTTTTCTGTTTTAAAATTATACCAAAATGGAGTTTTGTCTTTTTTATTAAAAACTATAATTTTTGCTCCGTAGTTACTAAATTTAGCCCATTCAATTTCGTAACCAAAATCTGTTTGTATTACATTTTTTGTATCATCTGTCATAATTAGTCCAATAAATCAATTAGTTTAAAAACAGTTTCAAGTTTTGTTTGATTTGTTTTATTAGTTAGTGTATTTCTTAATCCATGATGAAGTGGTTTTGGCCATTTAGTAAATGATACCCAAGAATATCCGTCGTGTTCATCATTTAAAATAGGTATAAATTCTTTTTCTACAACACACAGATAAGTGTGAAAATGAAATTTACTATCGTTAGAAATAAATGTTTCTAACGGTATAGTTTTTTTAATTTCAATATTTCCTATTTCTTCTGTAATTTCTCTTTTTAAACTTTCCCATGGAGTTTCTGTACCCTCATTAGTACCTCCTACTAGACCCCAAAGGTTATTTTGTTTACCTTTGGTCCTATGTAAGAATAGAAATCGGTTAGTGTCAAGAGTATAAAATAGAGCTCCGCTGCAAACAATATTATCCATACTAATAATTATGCTAGTATTGAATGCGCCAGGTGCCATTTGGATATTCACCTTCGAAGGAAAGTATCCACTCGCCGCTATCCCATTTGTATTGTACACCTGTATTTAGATTGGTTGTGTATATAGTACTAGTAGATTTACTTGAGTCAAACACTACTTGCCATTTTGTGCCAGTCCATTCTACAATATCATTAGCACCTGCTATAAAATCACTGCCATCTAGATTTTTCCAATCATCTGCACCATCCTCATTGTTAGCATCACCAATTCCTTCGCCTAATAGTAATATGCGAATACCTTGTGATCTTAAACTTACCGGGCTAGTTTTTGTTGGATCTATAATATAATGTATTTTATTAGCATCGCCTGAAGGTCCTTTTATAACAGTATCACTAGGTAAAGTATCTTCATCCCAGTTTATAATCAATTCAGACTCGTCAGTGGTGTTAATAGCCACTGTACCTGAAATTTCGGCTAGTAAATCTTTTCTTTTTAATCGTAGTTGTGTTATTCCTGACTCGTATATTTCTGGATATGCTTTAAAATATGCAGGCCATAATATACTACCTACAACACCTCTATAAATAATTTTTGCTGTAGTTCCTAGCACAAGTAAATCAAAGTCTTTGTAAGAATTTGTAATTACGGTTGCTGTATCTTCTTTAAACACACCGGAATTATTAGTTTGAGTTTCTATTGAACCTGTTGGTGCAATTACAACATTGGTTCTAATATCAGCACTTGGAACTGATGTATCTCCGCTTAATTGGGCTTTACTATTTGATAGTTCAATTGTGCCTCTACTTTCATCATATATGCTTTGTATGATAGATGTTACAACTCCTAGTCTTTTGACTTTAGTTGGCGGACTAATATAAATTGGTGTAGTAAAACCTAATTGTGCTACATCAATTTCACTTTCTGTTCCTATTGGAATACTTCTAGAACTAAAATTTATAGTTCCTAAATTTACAACACTTAAACTAGTCCAATCTACATAGTTGTCTGTTGTTTGTATTTCTAAACTCGGATTGAACAGCATTAATATCTGTTCCATAAGTTGTAATTTTTGATCAGTATTTGAAGTCCATAAATCTACATTTACACTAAGAGTGTAAGGTGTGGGCATTAATCTTTCAACCGTATAATTTTTACCTTCGGTTTTTAAATATTCTTTGCCTTCAGTATCATATGCTCTTTCTCTAATATTTAATTTGTTTACATAACTTGAATCAGCAAGCCTTGACATATCCATCTCTAAGCCTGTAATATATACAGCCATTCTAGGTGCGCTAGGTATTTTATTCTCTGAATTATCTCTTAATATATGTCCAACTTGACGGGTAATATCTCCATACATAACGGGAACTTGTCTTAAATCACCATCGCCGTCTTTGTAACTAAAGTTGCTCATCAATCGAACAATTTGTGTAATATATCGTCTTATTTGACCGTCATAAAAATGTTGCATTAGTTATCTGCCTTAGGTCTAAGTGCTTGTGAAAGGCTTTGTCTTTCTTGAACATTTTCGCCACCAATTTCATTTGTGTTTGTATTGTTAACAAAAGTACCTTTCTGGTGACTTCTTGTATTTGTATTTGTAAGAGTCATACGCACCGAATCTTCTTGTTTAACCCATCTTTGGCCATCATTTCTAAATAATCTATTTGGCATAAAATCTGTCCTTAGGAAAAAATCGCCTTCGACACTACCAGTTGGAAAACTAATACCGTGACCAAATGCTTCTCCGTTGCCGGGTATTCCGTCTCCTAATAAGTATCCAGTATATCCTTCTCGGTTAGGAGTTTGCATTACTCGATCAGCTAATTCGTTTTGTGTACTTGCGTCAAGACTGTCAACATCGGCTGTTACTATATCAACAGTCCCGTCTTCTTTAGTTGCTACAGTAAAGAAATGACTAGTATCATAACCTGACTTTGCAGCATCAGCTTCGGCTTGTGCTATTACAGCATTATTAATCTGCATTTCTTTTTCATATGTAGAAAGAATATCTCTTAAAGAACCGCTTCCTGGGTTATCTTCTTCTGCAGGTAAATCAAGTATTTCTTTAAATTCTTGACTGTCGATAATTTGTTTTAATTTTACTCTATATAAATGAGGATACCATGTAGGAGAAAATCCTTCACTAGCTCTATTAACATCTTCAACTACAAAAAATCTTTTAAGTGCAACACTATAATCATTGAGTGCATATTCGTCTTTAAGGTGAGGTAATTCAATAACATCACCTGCCATAATTTTTCGACCAAGTGTCTTAACTGAACTATTAATATGTATAGTCATAAACAGTGTATCATTAGTTAAAAATAAACCAAATTGACTCATATTAAAGTCAACATCTTGTACATTATAAATTCCTCGCATTGAATAAATGTCCGGATCATATTTTCGGTCTCTGTTTTCCATAAACAACATATCTTGTATATTGGTTTCTTTAACAGCATCGTATCGGGGTTGATCAGCAGTCGCTGAACTACTCTCAGGATTATTAGGTCCTAAATATTTGTGTACAAAGATATCTGTGCCACCGATAGTGAACATTTCATAGATTCGATTGTCTATGAAATCATAATCTTTGCCCTTTTCTGGTCTATATAAACTAAGTCTCGGCATATACATATTTAGCGTAAGATAAATACTATTGGAGAACTTTTCGTATGGCCACATTAAAAACTAAGAAACAAGAAGTATTTGACTATGTATACCACATGCTTGGTGGTGGAATGGTCGATGTAGAACTAGATCCTGCACACTATGAAACTGCTATAACAAAAGCATTGACAAGATTTAGACAAAGATCTGATAATTCGGTTGAAGAAAGTTACTTCTTCATGCCAACAGTTATTGATCAAAACACTTATACATTACCAAATGAAATAGTCGAAGTAAGAAAAATATTTCGCAGAAGTATTGGATCACGCACAGGCGGCGGAGATGGCGGTACATTATTTGAACCGTTTAACTTAGCATATACAAACACATATCTGTTATCGAGTTCTAATATGGGCGGACTTGCAACATATGACTTTTTCTCACAATATCAAGAACTTGTAGGAAGAATGTTTGGATCCTTTATTGAATTTAAATGGAATACAACAACTAAACAATTAACAATATTACAAAGATCGAGAGCAGAAGAAACATTAATGTTACTATGTTACAACTATCGCCCAGACGAACAGTTACTCGACGATTACCTTGCAAAACAGTGGATAAAAGATTATACTGTTGCAACTTGTAAATATATGTTAGGCGAAGCAAGATCAAAATTTGCTACTATTGCTGGTCCACAAGGCGGCGGACAGTTAAACGGCGATGCACTCAAAGCAGAAGCACAGTCCGAAATGGAAAAACTAGAAACAGAAGTGTCAACTGCAATGGCAGGCGGTACAGGATATTATTTCACTATAGGCTAAAAACTGCTTGACAGTTACTAAATTATTATGTATAATATACATTGTAATTTAGGAGATTTTCGTGATTATTGGCATTTGTGGTTTAATTGGATCTGGCAAGGGAACTGTTGCAGATACACTTGTGCAAGATTATGGCTATACAAAAATATCATTTGCAGATAAACTTAAAGACGGAGTAGCAGAAGTATTTGGCTGGAATCGCCAAATGCTAGAAGGTGATACAGATGAAAGCAGAAAGTGGCGTGAACAGCAAGACAGCTTTTGGTCAAAAGAAACAGGAACCGATATTACCCCTCGCTTGGTCCTTCAGTTATTTGGTACTGATTGTATGCGTAACGGGTTTTATGATGGTATTTGGGTAAGCCTTGTAAAGCAAAAACTTCAACAAAACCCTCATATAAACTTTGTTATTCCAGATGTTCGCTTTGAAAACGAAGCAACTATGATACAAGGATTAGGTGGTAAAATTTGGCGTGTTAGAAGAGGTCCTGATCCCGTATGGTTTAGAATGTATGTTGATATCGGTGCTGAACCTCAAGATGTTCATAAATCAGAATGGGCTTGGGCAAATGTATCTTTTGACAAAGTTATAGATAATAATGGAACATTGTTGGAACTTAGAAGTCGGGTAAAAGGTCACCTTGTTTCCATTTAACACCTTCTTTTTGCATTATACGCTGACAGTTAGCACATACCGTTTTTAGATTACTTGGTCGACAATTAACTAAGTTACCGTCTATATGAAACACATTAAACTGTTCTTTGTGTTTACTAGTGTATCCACACTTTTCACAAATATTCTTTTTTTCATATCCGCTTAACTTCCATTTTGGAATTCCGTGACCGGTACCGTTGCGTAGACAGGTTTCACACTTCTTTCGATAATATATCTTTTTACCTTTTCGGTAATTAATAGCCGCAGGCCGTTGTCCACATACGCATAAAGGTCTCATATTGTATTTACCTCACCTTTTCGGTCCCTTTTATGTATGGATTTCTGGTGGATTTTTAAAATTATCTGCTAAATAATACTAACAACGAATGTCCACGATAGGAGAATAAAAATGGCACTAGTATCACCAGGAGTACAGGTCAGCGTAATAGACGAAAGTTTCTATACCCCAGCTGAGCCAGGTACAACACCAATGATTTTTGTTGCTTCGGCATCAAATAAAACAAACGCTGCAGGAACAGGTACAGCACCTGGTACACTAGCAGCCAACGCAGGAACACCATATTTGCTAACATCACAAAGAGACTTAGCAGACACATTTGGCGATCCAGTATTTAAAACAGATTCAAATAATAATCCGATACACGGCGGCGAACTAAACGAATATGGTTTGCAAGCTGCATATTCATATTTGGGTGTTGCTAACAGAGCATGGGTAGTTAGAGCAAATGTAGACCTAGGACAACTAGAAGCAACATCAACTGCACCAGCTGCAAATCCAACTGATGGAACATATTGGTTAGACACATCAAACAGCTTGTGGGGTATACAAGAATGGAATGGTGCAACCGTACTCAACAGCGGACAAGTTTTCACTAATAAAGTGCCATATGTGATTACTAGCTCAACAGAATTAACTAACACAGGTTCACTAGTTACTAATGGTTACGCAGGCGAAATTCCAGTAGCCAGTGTAGGTAGTGTAGGATCTTATGCAATCGTTGCAACAACAACTTTGCTAAGAGTGTTTTATAGAAATAGTGCAGGTACTTGGGTACTTGTTGGTAGCGATGCGTGGACAAAGAGCTGGCCAACAATCCAGGGTACTGCTTCAAATCCGACTTTTGCAGGAACAGCAGCTATTACAATTAATGATACTAGTGTAACTGTTAATAGTTCAGACACAATAAGTGATGTAGTTGCAACAATTAATGGATTAAGCATTCCAGGAATTACAGCTGCAGCTGTTGATCTTAAACTTGAAATTTATAGTGATGGATCAAGTAGCGGTGCAGACGATAGTTCATTAGGTGGACCGATTGTTATTACAGGTAACACTGACAGACTAGGTGAGCTAGGAATTGCTGTTGGAACATATTATCCACCAGCATTACAAATTGGTAAGCACACTAGTATTCCTGAATGGAAGACAGGTGACACATATACAAGACCTACTGGAAGTATTTGGCTTAAAACAACTACACCAAACCTTGGTGCAAACATTGTTGTTAAAAAGTGGAATAACAGTACAGAGCTATGGCAGACGGTATCGGCTCCAATGTATAGCGACAACCAGTCAGCATTATATGAATTAGATCCAACTGGCGGCGGCGCAAAACTATTAACTGGTGACATTTATGCAGAAACAAATGTTGCTGGTGATACACAGCCACTTGCCACTATTAAATTACAGCGTAGAAGAGCTAATGCTCCTACTACAATTACTGGGTCAAAAATTGTAATTGGTTCAATATCTTCAGGATCGGGATCATTTACAGTACAAACTACTGATAACGGTTCAGCAAGTTTTGAAACAGCAAAAACAGTACAAGCAAATTACTCAGGTGCCGCAAGCGATGCTACAACAATGGCTGGCGCAATCAACGATGCAAACATTAATAATGTTACTGCGGTTGTAAATGCGCAAAACAAAGTTGTTATTCAACATGCATTAGGCGGTGAAATTCGTTTTGTTGACACAGATGGCGTGTTGGAAGCAGCTGGATTTACTCCATATGTTAGCCCAACTAGCGGAACACCTAACTTAATTTATGTTCCAGGAACCTCAAGTTCAACTAGTCCAAAACAATTCCAAGCAACACTTTGGTCACCAGTTAACGATCAAGGTAACGGATTCTTTACAGCAAGTAATACTCAAGTAACTGCTACTACAGCAGATGGTAGACTTTGGTACAATTCAATTGTTGACGAAGTAGACATGCTTGTACATAATGGTAGTGAGTGGGTAGGACTGTTATACGACGGGTCAAGCGGAGAAAGTTCAACAGCAAGTCCTTTTTATGATGTAGATGGAACAAAAACTCCAGATGCAGCAGGACCAATTGTATCAGCTACAACTCCTACAACACAAAGTGATGGAACAGCTCTAGTAACAGGCGATCTTTGGATTGATACATCAGACTTAGAAAATTATCCAAAACTTTACAAGTTTAACGGAGCAAGAACTGATCTTCCAATTGCAAACAGATGGTTCTTAGTTGACAGTGGAGACCAAACATCTGAAGATGGTATACTATTTGCTGATGTTAGATATAACACAGCAGGTGCAAACAGTGCAACAGCAGGTACTATTGAAGATCTACTAGCAAGTGACTATGTTGATCCAGATTGTCCAGATCCAGCATTATATCCAAAAGGTATGTTGTTATGGAATCTACGCAGAAGCGGATTCAATGTTAAAAAATATGTAAGAAACTACATTAACACAGCTGGCAATAACGCAAGATACGGTACAGGACTTGGTCAATCAATGGCAGCATATGCTACAGATCGTTGGGTAACTGAAAGCGCAAACCAAGAAAATGGCGCAGGTACATTTGGACGCAAGGCACAGCGTAAAGTTGTTGTTCAAGCGTTACAAGCACTAGTTAACAGTAATGAAGATATTAGAGATGATGAATCAAGACTGTTTAACTTAATGGCAACTCCAGGTTATCCGGAACTAATTGGTGAAATGAAATCATTAAACTATGACAGAGGATTAACAGCATTTGTATTAGGTGATTCACCATTCCGTTTAACAAGTGATGCAACTTCATTAAATAATTGGGCTACAAACACAGCACTAGCAGTTGAAGACAATGACAACGGACTTGTTACAACAGATCCATACTTAGGTGTATATTATCCAAGTGGATTTACAAGTGACAACTTTGGTAATAATGTTGTTGTTCCACCGTCACACATGATGATGAGAACTATAGCACTTAGCGATCAAGTATCGTTTCCATGGTTTGCACCAGCAGGTACAAGACGCGGCGGCATCACTAATGCAAGTTCAACAGGTTACATTAATAGTGAAGGCGAATTTACAAGTATTGCATTAAATGAAGGTCAAAGAGATACACTGTATGCAAATGCAGTTAACCCTATTACATTCATTACAGGTGCAGGACTAGTTGCTTTTGGTCAGAAAACAAGACAGTTAACTGCAAGCAGTTTAGATAGAATCAATGTTGCAAGACTTGTTATCTACTTACGCAGTCAGCTTAACACTCTTGCTAAACCATACTTGTTTGAACCAAATGACAAGATTACAAGAGACGAAATCAAACAAGCTGCAGAGAGCTTACTACTTGAACTAGTAGGTCAAAGAGCGTTGTATGACTTCCTTGTAGTTTGTGATGAATCAAACAATACTCCAAGTAGAATTGATAGAAATGAACTATACTTAGACATTGCTATCGAACCAGTTAAAGCAGTTGAATTTATTTACATTCCGCTTAGACTGAAAAATACTGGAGAAATAGCAGGACTGTAAGATTGATAAATACTTATAGATTAGGAGCAAATTAAATGGCAATATCAACACTATCAAAAATCACAGTGCCTTTGGCTAGCGGAGATTCTGCAAGCAACCAAGGCCTGTTGATGCCCAAACTACAATATCGTTTTAGGGTATCATTAGAAAATTTTGGTGTATCAACACCAACAACAGAACTAACAAAACAAGTTATCGATGTAGCTCGTCCAAATGTGTCATTTGAACAAATGACTATAGACATTTACAACTCAAGAGTTTATCTAGCAGGTAAACACAGTTGGGAACCAATTACACTTAACTTGCGTGAAGATGTTAACAACAATGTACAAAAACTTGTTGGTGAACAACTTCAGAAACAGTTTGACTTTTACGAACAATCAAGTGCAGCATCTGGACAAGATTACAAATTTGTAACAAGAATTGAAATCTTAGACGGTGGTAACGGTGCTAACACACCAACTGTGCTAGAAACATTTGAATTATACGGCTGTTATGTTGAAAGTGCAAACTATAATAGTTTAGCATATTCAAACTCAACAGACCCAGTAAGTATTGCATTAACTATTAGATACGATAATGCTATACAATCACCACAAGGTACAGGTATTGGTACTGCTATTGGCAGAACTGCAAATACACTAGTTACCGGCGGTGGCGCATAAAAATAACAAGAGTTCCTAATCTTTATAGGGGTACTTTTATAGTACCCCTTTTCTTTTATCTGCCCAGTTAATTAATCTGATAAATATTAGTATGGCAAAGTTCACAGGATTTTTAGACAATTTAGCAAGCGGGGCGTTAAGCCCAAAAGGTAACCTTGGTGATTTTAGACACGCAAGTAAAACCTTTGTCACGGATGCTTTTAGGCTAGCACCGAAGACAAAATTTCTCTATCATGTATTTTTTGAAATAAATGATACGCCAGCAAGTATATTGCCTGAGCTTAAACAAAGACACAATAGAGAAATTGGATTACTTGTAAAAGCAGCAGATTTACCTAAGTACCAAGCACAAGTTGAAACAAAAAAGAAATACAACAGAGTAAAAAATGTTCAAACTGGTATTTCATATAGTCCAGTAAATATAACATTCCACGATGATAACTTGGGCATTACTTCTGCATTAATGGAAGCATATTATAGATATTATTTTGCAGACGGTAACTATGGTGCGCTACCAGAAGCATACAATAGACAAATAAGTGCTACTGCACCAGGTGACAACACTTACTTGGGTAAAGAATTAAACAAACATAGATATGGTTTAGATAATAACCAAAGCGAGCCGTTTTTTAGATCTATTCAAATTAGTCAATTAACTAGAAAGACTTATACAACCTATACACTAGTAAATCCCACAGTTACAGACTGGGGACACGATAGTGTTGATTCTGCAGATGGTTCGGGCTTAATGCAAAATAATATGACTGTTGCATATGAAGCAGTATGGTATGATAGAGGATCTATTGGTGCAGATAGTCCTAAAGGATTTGCAGATCCATCTCATTATGACACAACGCCAAGCCCTGCTAGTTTACTAGGAGGCGGATCACTAGGTATTGGTGGTGTCATTGGTGCTGGTATAAGTTTATATGACTTTATTACTAATGATGGTTCATTTAAAAGCCCACTAGAAGCAGGACTTGCAGCAGCTAATTTAATTAGTAATGTAAGAAACCTCAGCAGTGAAGGTTTAAGAGCAGAAGGATTTAGTTTATTAAAAGGCGCAATAGGTGCCGCAGCAGGAACAGATGTAAGCGGTGTAGCAAACACATACTTTCCAAAAAATGGAGGAAGTGGTGGCGCAAAAGATCTTGTGGTTGCTACAGCAGCAGTTGCAGGATTAAGTGCTCTTGCAAAAGCAGCAAACAACACACAGGCCGCAGCAGACAGTGCTGCAAGAATAGCAAACAATAAAGCATTCCAAAACAACGGCGGCACAGGAGGTGTAAATGGTAACACTGCTAATTACAATAGTTTACCTGAAGCTGTCAGAAACGCATTAAGAGGATCAGTAACATAATGTCAAGTTTACCAAGCGCACCAGTTACGTCAGAAAAAAGAACAACAGAGTTTTTTGACAAATACTTTAGTAAAAAATTAAGTTTTCCTAGTAACGAAGTAGATGCAGTTATTGGCTTTTTTGAAAAACGAGGTTTTGATAAAACAGCCGCTATTAGCACATCAACTATATTATTAGAACAAGCAAAGATTGATAGCGTAAATGTTTTTCAACTCTTAGACACACTAAAAGGGTTGAATGAAATTCAATTAAGTAGTGTTGTTGCAGAAGTATTAAACTACAGCCGAGATTCAACTTCAAGTCTAGGATTTAAACGAACAGAGGTTGTAGAAAAGTTAGAAAAACGCAACATAGTAGTGTAGTATGGCTCACTTTGCGCAAGGAAAATATAATCTCAAACAGCCTCAAAAATATGTAGGTAGAAAAACACCTACATACAGAAGCAGTTGGGAATTTGCGTTTATGCGTTTTTGTGATGAACATCCTAATGTAGCCCAATGGGCTAGTGAAGCAGTTCGAATTCCTTATCGTAATCCATTAACAGGTAAACATACAATATATGTTCCAGATTTTTTTGTTGCATATGTAGACCGTAATGGCAAAAAACGAGTAGAAATTATTGAAGTAAAACCGGCCAATCAAACTATCAAAGAAAAAGTTGGTCGTAGTAGACACAATCAAGCACATTGGATACTTAATCAAGCCAAGTGGGAAGCAGCTACTGCTTGGTGTAAACAACAAGGTGTGTATTTTCGTGTTGTAAACGAGACAGATATTTTCCACCAAGGGACTCGATAATATAAATATATTAGCAGTTAATGGCGAGAAATAATGACAAAAAAACTTGAAGAACTTCTAAATTTACCTGATTCTAAAGAACTAATACAAGAATCAAAAAACGATGAAAAAGCAAAACTAGCAGTTGTTGAACAACAAGACACTGTTCGTAGTATTGCAGAACTTGATAAAATTGCTGCAGCACTGCCGCAAGTTAAAGGATTAGGCGAGTTAGCAGACAAAGAGCTAAATGAAGTTGCAGACAAAGCAATGGCAGCATACGAAGATTTAATGGATCTTGGTATGAATGTAGAAAGCCGTTATAGCGGAAGAGTATTTGAAGTTGCTGGTAACATGCTAAAAACTAATTTAGACGCCAAGGTTGCTAAATTAGACAAGAAATTAAAAATGGTTGAACTACAACTTAAAAAAGAAAAGCAAGATAAAGACGGATCTGTTGACGGTGACATAGTACAAGGCGAAGGCTATGTAGTTTCTGACCGTAATAGTTTGCTAGAAAAACTAAAGAATATGGATAAATAACATTATAGTAGGATCGTTACAATGAAAACATTTGCAGAATTTTTAACAGAGTCTAAAAAGACTTACAAATTTAAAGTTAGAGTAGCTGGAGAAGTACCAGAAAAATTTACAGACAGACTTGAATCAGCAATGACAAAATATGACATTGTTGGTATAAGCTCTGGAAAGAAAACACCAATAACAGAAAAACCATTAGATTTTCCACAGTTAAGTAACTGTGAAGTAACACATTTTGAAGTCGAAGTAAACTATCCTGTAACTGCATTTGTATTAGAACAATATCTTGTAAATGAAACCGGCGTTGGACACAGTCACATTATTGTGCGCGGCGACGGAGATCCTATAGAGGAATATCAAACAGGCAAAGAAGACAAGCCATACGAATCACTGTTAACTACTGAAGAACTCGGTGG